ATACTGTCATAAAATTGTTTTATATTAAATTTACAAAAAGTATGTGTATTAGTACAATAATTATTAAATTTAGTAAAAAATTGCATACCTTTAATTTTTAAGATTGAATTAATAATTTTTGGGTCATCTTCATCATTATTTTCATCATTTAATACATGACCTAAATAAGATTGAAAAAAACTTATAACTGGTGGCTGATTTTTTTGTTTCATATCCATAAATGCCTCTGTATCTTTTGGGAAATCTTCATGATTCCAATTACTAAGATTAATATTATTTAAATATTTGTAAAGGGCTGATATAAAATGAGCTTCACCATATAATTTATAGGCTTTATCAAAAAATAATTTATTTTCTTTCATATCACCAGTAATATATTTTTTTGTGGCTTTATAACAAATTATCCGCCGTTGGTCTTCAGTCATTACAATATCAATATAATTATTAGTTGTAATAATATAAACTGCATAATTAAGTATTTCACTTGCATCGCAATATTTTCGTTCTGTAACTCTATAAACTTCCGTTATACATGTTTTAAAATTTTCAAGATATTTTTTTATTGATTCTGCTTCATTCCAATTTACTATTAATTTTTCGGTAGTATCTATTGGAAATTTACCAAATAATTTTTCGGCATCATCACATGATACTATATGACGCTTACCAATTATATTTTTAATGGCGTCTAAGTGTGAAGATTTACCGGTTCCTTTATCTCCTTTAAGAATCATACATTTATTTAATTTTTTTTCTGGAAATTGAATAATATGAGCTAAATAATTAATGTAATATTCTAAATATTTATCATTACCTTCACATAATTCTTTAACTATTAATAACCATGGTTCAATTATTTTTAATATTTCATCTTCATTTATTTGTGTATTAATTTCCGGATTATACCCATTAAATGTGTTATAAAATTCTCCTTTATTTGGTTGTTCAATACCATTATAAGGTTTAAATATTATAGATGTATATGTCCTTATTTTAGGGTCTCTCATCCATCTATTAATAAATGATTTAGAACCATGTAATAAATTAATAAAAGCATTTATAATTTCTTTTGAATTGTATGAGGTATTATCAATTGATTTTGTATTATCATTATATTCACGAAATATATAATTTACGGATGGTTTCATAATTTTAAATACAAAATTTTCAAAATATTCTTTTTTGTTGTCATAACTTATTAAAGTTGTAAAATAATTAATATCAAATTTATTTAATTTATCTTTATTAATTATAAATTTAGTAGTATCCATTTCTAGAATATCATCATATGCACAATCAAATTGTTTATGGGTTAATTTTATTTTAAATCCTAAATGGGCATTCACATATTTTTCCATTTCTAATAATACTAAATCAATTGGATTATTTATAAATTTTTTAGAATGAACCATTAAACCATCAAAACATAAAACCGTATCATTCAAATTATTTATATATTTATTTTTTTTTAAATAATCAAACATTTGTTCAAGTGTTCTAATTTCTAATTCCTGACAAAATATGGATAATACGGAACCATTTAAATTAGTTTCTTTTTTCTTCTTACATTCATTCACAATATTGGGGTTATATTCAGCCACTATTTCGGATATTTTTATCAATTCCTTTTGTAATTTTAAAATAAATGGAGTAGAATAAATAATATTTCCACCATAAAAAATAGACATAAAATTTGATTTACAGTCATCCCTAGTTATGGCATATACTTTTATTAATTCACTAAATATTTGGTCCCTATTATTCACATAAAATTCTAAATGAGTACATGATATTTTATTATATTTTAAATTTTGTAATAATAAAACTGGATGGCAATTTACAATATCAATATCAATATATTGACCCTTACATAATGTATGGCGTATTTCTCTTCTAATTCCACATAATGATAGTCCCTGATACGGATAAACTCTTCCATAACTTCGTCCAGTAGGTAAATTATATGTAACTACTCGTTTATATAATAATGGATCTTCGGTACTATTAAAACAATCTTTATGGTATGCCTCCAATAATTTAATTTCACCTTTATAAGTTTTTCCAGATCCTGAATCTTTATAATCTTCTACATTTAAATATTCACTTACCATTAAATTTTCAATAGTATTGATATTTACATATTCAAATGTTTTTAATCCATATAAACTATTTTTCGTGTTTTTAATTAATGTAATATTCATTCTATATATACTAAGAATATTTTAATTCTTAAGTATTTTTAACGCGATTATAAAATGTTATAATTTATTTATAATATTTCAAAGGGTAGGTCCACCCCCCCAAATACCTAAAAACCTTAAATCTAACTTTATTCTCTTAAATCAATCCTCAAATGATATTTTATTATCTTTTATTATATATTCTCTTGGGGTGGGGGAGAAGGACCAAAAGACCTAAAAAAGTTTCATAAAAAAATAAAATAAAATAAAATTTAATTTAATTTATTTTATTTAAATAGTTTTTTTGGGATTTTACCCCTTCTCCCCCACCCCACTTAAAAAGTAAGTAAAATGAAGATTTATTAATTTTAATGTGTTATTTTTTGATATAAATTAAGATTTTAGGTTTTTTGGTATTTTTGGGGTGGTGGACCATAAATAATTTTAGAATAATGAACCATAATTTATTTTATTTTAATAGTTTTCTTTTGAATAGTTTTTTTTTTAATAGTTTTCCTTCTTTTAATTCCTCCGCCGAGTTGTTGTAATCTTTCTTGTAATTTAAAAATTCTATTGACTAACATATCTTGATAATCTTGATGTGAAATATAACCATGTTGATTTTTGTATTGTGTATAAGATTGCATAAATAAGAAATCATCATTATATATTTGTGTTAACTGGTTAATGCTATTTCGTATTGCTGCTTTCATCATTATCCTATTGTTATCTGCAATGATTTCTAGATGATTTTGTTGATCTTCTTCGGGTGTTCTTAGAAAGGCTGCCATTATAATATTAATATAAGAAATTAATATTATTTTTTATAATATACCGTCGTCATATTCTAGGACTTGTAATTTACATACTAATTGTTTACTAAATAAATAAAAATAATCATAGATAGCAACTACCCTATTTTTTTCATGAAAACATTTTCTGGAATTATTTAAAATAAAATTCTTTTCAACATAATCATTTAAAAAGAATGTTGCCATTTCATTATTATAAAATGTTGCTAATGCTTCTACATGTAATGTTGTAGGATCAGTTTTAATAACAATGTATTTTAGTACTTTATTCATTTATAATAATACATAATATAAATTAATTTGACATATATAATTATATGACAGATTATGAAAATAAAATGAGGCAATTAAAAGCTGAAAATTTAACAAGAAAAACGGCTAAAGATAACGATGATAACTCACGATTAATAGCCGATATTTATGAAATTGTTAAAAAATGGTCAAAAGATACTACAAATGAAATTTATGAAGAAAAATCCAAAAAAGCTGATATGGAAAGATTATTATTAGCTCAACAAGTTAGGAAAACACAAGAACACCGAATAGCCGTAGGATATGGAATAAAACGAAAAACTAAAAAATAATTAATTTTATTAAAAATATTATGATATTGTAATATTATAATATGTTGTCACTATCGGATAATGGCAAACCAATAGCTAAAATTGATTTAGGAAATAAAAAAATTGAAATATTATCTATTATTGACCCTGATGATACAAAGCATAAGAATATTAAGGGATTTTCTAGATATCCAGAAAAAGGAATTTTAACAAAACCATTAGTACCAATTCCGGATCCTAATAATCGGTTTATTGCATATATAGCTGGACCTAGTGGATCTGGTAAATCAACATATGCCGCAGAACTAGCAACACAATTTAAGAAAATAAATCCAGATAAAAAGATATATATATTTTCACGGACAGAAGCGGAATTAGATCCAGTTTATCAAAAATTAAAACCTATACAAATTCCAATAGATGAAGAACTTATAACAAATCCAATAGATATTACAACAGAAATGAGTGAAAATGGTTGTTTAATAATATTTGATGATACTGAAACCATACATAATGAGAAATTAAAAAAAGAAATCCAAAAATTAATAATGGATGCATTAGAAATTGGTAGAAAATTAAATTGTAATTTAATAATCACAAATCATTTAGTAATACCATCAAATAAGAATTTTGCAAGGGTTTTATTAAATGAAATACAAACATTAACAGTATTCCCTAAATCTGGAAGTTCTAAACAAATAATGTACGCTTTAGAAACATATTTCGGTTTAAATAAAAAACAAATTAAAGAATTATTTTTATTAAATTCTAGATGGGTTACAATTTCCAAATCATATCCTATGTATGTTATGTTTAATAAAGGTTGTTACATCTTATAAACATTGTTCAGGACTAATTCCTACACTTGCATTTAGTTTTATATCGTCTTCTTTTTCCTTCTGATGTAATATATGGTTTTTATTTTCGGAAATAATAAATTCATTTAAAATGACTTCTACATCATCATTACATTTTTTACATAAATAAATAAAACCATGTTCATGTTTATCTGCAATATGTCTTTTTTGTAATTTTTTAAAAATTTTTATTTCTGCTAATAAATTTAACTTTTTTGAATAATTTAAATAATCTTCAATATTCATTATATAATTATATAATACAAAATAAAAATAATATAAATAACATATTTATATATATGGATCAATCGGTAATGTTAAATAGAATTTTGGAAATCTTAAGATCAAAAATAATGATGGGCGCTGGTGAAGGTGGTCGTATTAAACGAGTTTGTGCTGGATATTTAGATAGTAGCAGTAGTTCATCAAGTGATGATATTATGGGAGAAGGTAAACTAAGAAAAAGGCGAAAAGCTGGTGTAATGGCTGGTAAAAGAAAGTGTAAAGCTGGAGTAATGGCTGGTGTGAGTGCCGGTAAAAAAAGAAAGTGTAAAGCTGGAGTGAGTGCTGGTAAAAAAACATCTAATCCATGGATTGAACATGTTAAAGCATATGCTAAAAAACATAATGTACCATATAGGGTTGCAATGTCTAAAGCTAGAGATTCATATTAATACTACAAAAAATATTATATATAAATATTTATATATATAATGTCATTGGCTAATTTACTAAATGAGAATGAATATCATATTTATTGTGATACATTACACGCAAAAGATATTGAATCTATTGATAATACATTACCTTTAGTAATAGGATATACATCTACACAAATAGGTATAGGAGACATAACAACACCAGTTTATATCAATGGATCATTATATACAGGTTCAGGATTACTAGGACCAACTGGTGAAACTGGAGCAACTGGACAAATTGGAGAAACTGGCGAAACGGGATCTACTGGACAAATTGGAGCAACTGGACCAATTGGTGAAACTGGGGCAACTGGACAAATTGGAGAAACTGGACCAATTGGAGAAACTGGACCGATTGGTGAAACTGGAGCTACTGGATCTACTGGGGAAACAGGTTTTACTGGACCTAATGGTTTATCAGTTTGTATATGGAAATATAAAGCCAAAACAACTATTACGACTGGAGACCCTACCGACCGCTATTTAATTTGGAATAATGCAACACAAATAAGCGCTACAAGTATAAATATTAGTGATATTACCGATGATTTATTAGATATAGAATTATTTTGGGATTTTATTAATATTGGGTCACGTATAATTATACAGGATGAAGGCAATTCATTAAATAATCAATTATGGGAGGTAACATCTACACCAATAAGTACACCGAATACATATTTAACAATACCAATAGTTTTAATATCCTCAGCCGGAACAGGTACCACTAATTTTTCAAATAATCAACGGTTAATATTTGGATATCAATATAAAGGTATTAAGGGAGATACTGGATTTACTGGACCAACTGGACCTAATAGCGCGTTAACTAGTTGGACCCTTACAGGAAATACTGGCACATCACCGGGAATTAATAGAATTGGAACAAATGATAATCAATCTTTTTTAATTTCAGTAAATGGAGTAACTACTAATAAAGGCGCATATAATTTTACACAACGGGGAGCAATTGAGCCATACGATGCTAATTTTAATACATTATACGGATCATGTGCCAATGCCCTATCAACTGGCTTGCAGAATGTAGTTATGGGCTATGGAGCATGCCCTGGATTAAATACCGCTAACCAAAATTTAGTACTTGGTACAGCGGCGGCACCCGTTTTGACATCTGGTGGACAAAATATAATATTGGGTACATCAAGCGGCGCAAATCTCATATCAGGGTCATCAAATGTCTATATAGGCTCACCAGCGACAACAAGTGCCGATTCAACAGTCACTAAAATAAGAAATATACGGGGTAGAACCACAACAAGCGCAACTGGTATTACGGTCCTGATAGACGCTAATGGCATGTTGGGGACGGTTTCATCTACTAGAAACACGAAAACAGAAATTAAATTAATGGGTGAAACAACATCATTAATTAAACAATTAAAACCAAGTTCTTTTAAATATAATTGTGTATGCACGGCGGACTGCAAATATGGATGTTGTGATGATTGTGTCCAACCTTGCCAACAAAAATGTAATTGTTTGGATGATCAATTTATATCTTATGGCTTAATTTATGACGAAGTAGAACCTATTATTCCTTCAATACTTTCTAATAATGCCGATGGAACACCATTAAGTATAAAGTATCACCTTTTGGATTTTTTTATGTTAAAAAGTTTACAAGAACAGATTATTAAAGTTGAAAATTTAGAAAATGAATTAATTGAAATTAAATTAAGATTATTAAATCTTGAGAACAAATAAAATATAAATATTTATATATATAATGTCACTTGCCAATTTACTAAATGAGAATGAATATCATATTTATTGTGATACATTACACGCCAAAGATATTGAATCTATTGATAATACATTACCTTTAGTAATAGGATATACCGCTACACAAATAGGTATAGGAGATGTAACAACACCAGTTTATATCAATGGTTCATTATATAATTCAAGTATTAATACAAATATCGGTTCTATGACATTTTATGGAGCGGGTGTCGTTACATTAAATGTTTATGCACATAAAAATGGTAATATGGTGACTTTATCTTTTTCAGATTCAAATATAATAACTGCTTCCCCTGGAGGGCTAGTATCTGGAACATCAATACCAGTTGAATATAGACCAACAACTACACAAAGTGGACTTATTTCTTGTATTAATGGGGGTATATATACAGTTGGAGGGTGTAGGGTCGGATCAAATGGAGTCATTGCGCTAGGTGAAAAATTTGAAATTAATAGTACATTAGAAGGTTTTAATGCCGGACAATTACAAATTTTAAATTCAACCATAACATATTTAATTATTTAGAAAACTATTAATATAAAAAAAAAATAAGAATTTATATATTATTATTTAAATATATAAATGTCAATTTCTAACTTATTCAATGAGAATTTATTTTCGGTATATGCAAGACGTTTTTTAAGTAATATTTTTGATACATCCAACGGTGGGGCTATGAATATAGGGGCAACAAATGCCACATCTATAAATATAGGTACACCTATAACAAATCCCGTTATATTATTTAATGGTTTACCGCTTCAACGATTAGTTTTGGGAGCAGTTGGAAGTTCCCCAAATGTAAATGGAGCAGAAATAACGGGAAATACATTAACATTACAACCGGCAGCTCTTGGATTACCGGGTGTTTTAAGTAATACAACTCAAACTATAAGTGGAGTTAAACAAATTCCACAGGGAGTGGGACTCGGAAACATAAGCGGCAATTTAAATATTAGTAATATGATCACTAATTATTATAAAACAGTTATACCTATATCGGTTGTTTGGGATCCATTAGGTCTATTATTTGCAACAGGACCCAAAACATCTACAATTGAATGCGAAAGGATCGGGAATAAAATATTTATAACTATTGTTGGTATATTTGGTTTTCCTTTGGGTACGCCACAAAATATAGCTACTGATATAGGAGTTGTACCAGCAGAATTTAGACCGACGACAATACAATTTTCAACGGCTTTAGTTGTAAATGGATATCAAGATCCATCCGCATCTTTACAAATGACATCTGGAAACAATACTATTATAGGTGGATTTTTCTTAAATTCACAAGGACGATTAACTTGTGGAACAGCTCAAGGAGTTAGAATTGGACCCCTCAATAATTCAGGCGATACACTTTACCCATTTCAAGGACCTTTAGAAGTTGGTTTCGTTTCACAAACTTTAATTTTTAATATGAACTAAAAAATAATTTAATATAATAGCTTTGATTATTATATTTAATAATTATATATGTCGGGGTATAATCCAGATTTTGAAGATGTTGATTTATTAGAACTTAAACCAAAAAGTGCATATTCTAAAGATATTAAGGATGAATTAAACCGATTACAGCTTGATAAAAGTGATAATATTTCACCATTTGGATCATATATTTATAGATATCAAAAATTTCATGGTGATATAGATTTAATTGAAAAAGTAGTTGCTAATTCATATGAAGAATTAATAAAAAAATTTTCAATTAATATTAAAAGAATTGTAAAAAATGTTATTTCACAAAAAAATCATTACTTTTTAGAAATGAAAATAGGAACTGATAAATTATATGAGTTAAAAGTAGGATATTTGTGTAATGGTATTTATTATGTTAATCCTGAATTTAAAAATAATATTATTGATTTGTACAATAATAAATTATTTGATAAAGAAGATTATGATTTATTTATGAAATTATTAGTAAGTAATCAATTAAATCAGGATGTATTTGATGAAGTTGTCAAAATAGTTAGAAAATATTATGTGTTGAGATGGTCTACTAAAGAAATAATGGCGGGTAAAAAAAAAATGAGAAGTGGAAAAATGATTTCATTAGAAGAAGCAGCCGGACATAAAACATTATGTAAAATTGATACTATTGTTAAATTAAATAATACTTTTATTGAAACAACAAATATTTATGGTTTAATGTATAGGGATGGTAATCAATTAATAGAGGTTTCCGCTATCTTTAAAACGGATGTATTAGTTTTAGATGTTGAAAAATTATATTATTCTAATATGTGGTTTAATCCATTTAAAATGTTAAAACGTGCCTACTCATATTGTAGATATATGATTGAAACTAAAAAAGATGTAAATAATGAACATGCAGATGTTATAAAGTTAATAACTCCTTTTCTAGTAAGTAATATTTCATGGCTATCACAGATTCGGGGATTTATAGAAGATTTAAATAAAATATTATCGGTTCATGGGTTAAAATCATTAAATGATATGAATTTTGAATTAGATAACTTTAAAAATTTCTTATCAAATATTCAAGAAATAACATTAAAAGAATTAGATGAATATAATCGTACAATTGATAACATTATTAAATCAAAAAATGTAGATTTTAGAATTAAATTACAAACTGAATTAATTGATTTATTTACAAAAAAAATAAATTATTTTACACTAATATTTTTTAAATCAATTGGATGGGAACAAATACCAGATATTATATTACCAAATGAATTAACAATTACACGACCTACACCATTATCAACATTAGTTGACAAACAATGTTTAATAAGTTATGATAGAAATATTAAAAGAGGTCTTAATATTCAACCAAAAAAGGAATTTATTAGAAATATAACTAATTTGGAACGATTACATAAAATTACACCTTTATTTACAAATTTAACATTTGATAAAGATAAAGAAGATTTAAATATTAGACAAAAAATATCAAATATAATTACTAAAAAAGAATCTATTGCAGATGAAGAAATAGAGGACCGAGAAATTATAGATATAGATATGGTAAATAAACCTAAAATAGATAAAAGCCCATATATTGAACCAAATCAAATGATACCAGAACCCGAATTTAAACGACCAGATCAAACTATTATAAATAGGGAAGAAGTTTTAAGACCAGAACCACAAAATGATTATTATAAAGATTTATATAAAGATGTTGACGAATTTAAAGATTATAATGATCCCAATGAAAGACCATCAAGACCATCAAGTAGAAATAAAAAAAGTAAACAATTAAGTGAACCATTGACAGCCGAAGAATTAGAAGAAATACGATTATTAAATATACAATATCCACCAGCAGAAAGGAAACAAAATAAAAATAAACCATTTTTACCAGACTATCAACCAGCAAAACCAAAAAATACAAATAATGATAGTATTAATAACAAACAAAAACGATTAGAATGGTTACAAACAAGAGCAAGAGTTGGAATCCTTCCACAAGATGAACAAGAAGAATTACAACAATTAATAGATTTTTTTACAAAACCATTAGTACAAAAAAAAAAAATATTTGAAGATGACCCATATGGATTAAATAATCCCCCATCCGATTATAATAATTTACATAAAAAAATGGATTATTCAAATCCTCCATCACATTCACCATCTCCATATGTTTCAAATTACGATAATATTCCAGAACCACCAACTAGACGAGTTTATCCACCATCCAAAAAAATACAAACAAATGAAGATTATTATAAAGATTTATATAAAAATGTAGACGAGTATGAAGATCTTAATGAATCTATATCCACAAAAAAACAGAAATGGGATAGAGAAATGGCAAAAAAGAAAAATGAATATATTTATGATCCTAATTTTAATTATGAATTAAATACACAAGAAAAAAAAATATTAAATGATAATAATAGATCTCAAAATAATTCAACAAAAATAAATGATTTTGGGGAAATAGTATATGAAAATGTACCAATATATACACCTATACGACCAGCATTAAGAGATTTAGATGAACAACGCTCATTACCTAAACCAGAATCTACATATCATGTTAATATTCCACAAAATATATATGGACCAGATGAATATGAAGATTTTGAAGTAATGCAAAAAAGAATGCTTGGAGAAGGGAAAAAAAAAAGAAAACCAAAACGAACATTAAAAAAAAAACCAATTAAAAAAAGATAATATATAAATATATGGATATTAATGAAATTAACAAATTACAGGATATAGCTTTAAGTGATTCCCAAGTAATGAACCTAATAAATCATGATGCAAATTTAATTTTATATAAAGATATACACAAATATAATAATATTGATGAATTACTAGGACAACATGGAGCAGCGGTCATATTATACGAATCAAAGCCCGCATATGGTCATTGGACAACTATATTTAAAGTTTCCCCAAATGAAATAGAATTTTTTAATAGTTATGGTAATCAAAATAATCATGATGGAATACCGGACGCTATGTTAAAATTTATTCCAAAATCATTTAGAAAACAATCTAACCAAGATCATACATATTTATCTAAATTAATGTATGACAGTAAATATGATTTATCATATAATCAATATAATTATCAAGGTGACGGAGAAAATATAAAAACTTGTGGTCGTCATATAGCAACAAGATTAAATAATAGAAATCTTAGTTTAAATAAATATAATGAATATATAAAAAAAATGTGTAGGGAACTTAATTTAAATTCGGACCAACTTGTATCATATTTAACAAGACAAGCCAACTAATTAATTATTAAAAGAAATATTTGAATTTTATTATATGTTTTTAAGATATAATAATGTTAAATCAATTTTTACCAAAAAGTGTTGACAATCAATATTTTAATGTAAGCATGGTACATTCTTCAAGTGATGGTTCAAATCCTTCAAGCTCATCGTATATAGCAAATAAGACACAACCTATCGTTAACAATCCACAAGATTATTATATGTCAATTGTTCAATTTAGTATACCATTAAATCAGTGTCCTATCCTTATATGCCCAGTTTTAACAACTATAGGAAATATTAATACTACCCCTATGAGAATTGGAATTAGAGATTTTACAGCAAATATTATTTATGATCAACCCTTAATATGGACTCCAGAATTAACATATGAACTACCAATAACCCAAACTGGATCATCTTCACAAAATATAAGTCCATATTATTTTATGTATGAATATGAAACATTAATTAATATGTTTAATACGGCTTTAAATCTCGCATTTATTGCATATAATGCAGCAAATCCTGGAAATCCTCATATTACTTTTCCATGTCCTTTATTTGTATATGATGCCAACTCAAAATTAATATCGTTAATTGCTCATTCTTCTTGGACAACTACAAGCCCATTAAATCAAGTAATTTGTGTTAATAATGAAGGGTTCAATTTTTTAGATGCATTTCCTACAACAATGCATTCAAAAATAAATGATTTTTATAATTATGACAATTGTTTTACAATTTTTTATAATGGATTAAATGGATTTCCTACAAATAATTATCCAACAGCTCCAACCTATATTAAAATGATTCAAAATTATGATCAAATGCATATGTGGAATAGTTTAAGGAAATTAATTATAACATCTGGATCATTACCTATAAATAATGAACAATCCCCAATTTTAAATGATGTTAACCCCGATCAATATAATACTATTCCAATTGTTGCCGATTTCTTGCCTAATGCATCAGTTGCAGGAGATACACGAGAAACCGCCTTTTATTCAGCCGACCAATTTAGATTAATTGATTTATCTTCTAATATGCCATTAAATAAAATTCAATTTGAAATTTTTTGGGCGGATAAAAATAATAACTTATTACCTTTAAAGATTTCAATATTTAATGAGGTAACCCTGAAAGTCGTATTCGTGAAGAAATCTTTATATAATAATGAATATTAAAAAAACATAAAAATCATGTGAACAAAATTTAAATATATAATAAAAAAATAATAATATTATAATAGAATTATTTTTTAATATTTTTGTAATATATAAATATGAGTAATTCATTCGTTCCACTCAATCCAGTATGTGTCATGGATCCAATTATGATTTTAAATAATGAAAGAGATTTCGCAGTCTTAAAATGTGGTTCACAAACTTCATGGAAACAATGGACATCCACAAGTGTATCAAATTCATCTATAAATTTCTCAATGCCTCCACCTTCTGGTAGTGTTGTTGTAGATAGAAAGATGTATTTGTATTTAACTCAACGATTGACGTTTACAGGAACTCCTCCAGTTGGTCAAAAGCTTTTAAATCCAAATTTAGATGCGCCACGAGCATATCCGATTGCTTCATCACTTGAAACAATTCAGCTTTCAGTTAATAATCAGTCTATGTCTTTTAATTGTGCCGATGTTATTCAAGCTTTAATGCATTTTAATACTAATGAATCTTTAAAAAATGGTGATTATTCTTTGACTCCAAATTGTCAAGATCAATCACAACAGTACGCCGATTTAATTGGATCAATAAGATCACCATTACAAGGATACGGAGACTCAAATGATGAAAATGTATTACCACGTGGTGGATTTCCTTTTACAATTGTATCAAATCCAGTTTCCGCAGGTGTAGCAGTAACCGCCGTTGTTGATGTTGCATTTTGTGAACCATTATTTTTAAGTCCTTTGTATTTTGGAGAAAAAAACGGTTCTGGATTTTATAATGTTAATTCAATGGATCTTACATTAAATTTTGTTCAAAATATCGCTAATAGAATGTGGTCACATTGCCCAGATTTATTAGGTGTTAACGATAATATTATTGTTTCTACAACTTCAACATTTGGAGGTTTAACTAATGGACCTACTACTATTTTTAAAGGAGGACAACAATGCGCCATGTTTATTAAATATATTACACCACAAGAAACCCAAGTTTTAAGCCCTCAAAAAGCCATTACTTATCCATATTTTGATGTTCAAAGATTTACTACTGATAACTCACCAGTTAATGCCGGAGTTACTCAAATTTTTACATCTAATAATGTCCAACTTTCATCTATTCCAAGACGTTTATATATTTATATTCGTGAAAAGAATCAAGATTTGTACTCAAATGCTTCTAATACTGACACTTATTTTAGTATTCAAAATGTTAATATACAATTTATGAATAAAA